TACCTGGTGTAACCGGCGCCAAGGGCGGCGAGAAGAAGCCAAAGGCGCCCTACGAGGCACCCGACAGCCTACGGTCGACCAACATCGCCAAGATCCTGCTGGCGGTAGGTGAAGGTGAGTTCGACGGTGCGCCTACCGACCGAGACATCTACCTCGATAATACCCCGATCATGGATGTCAGCGGCAGCGTGAACTTCCCGGGTGTGAAGTGGGAGTGGCGCGGCGGCTCCGTAGAGCAGGATTACATCCAGGGCATCCCGGCGATTGAGAGCGAGACCTCGGTAGGCGTGGAGCTGCGCAGCGACCAGCCCTGGACTCGCGCGCTGAGCAACACTCAGCTGTCGGCGGTGCGGCTGCGTTTCTCCTGGCCACGCCTGCTGCAACAGAACCCAGCCACTGGCGACACCAACGGCTACACCATCGAATATGCGATCGACATCGCCACCGACGGTGGCGCCTTCGTTGAGGCGCACCGCAACGCCGTCAGTGGGAAGACCAGCGGCGGCTATCAGCGCTCCGTGCGCGTCGACCTGCCGGCAGCCACCTCGGGCTGGGTGATCCGCGCCCGGCGCCTCACGCCGAACGCCAACACCGGCACCATCGCCGACACAATGACTATCGCGGCCTACACCGAGATCATCGACCAGAAGCTGCGGTACCCGAACACAGCGCTGCTCTACATCGAGTTCGATGCCGAGCAGTTCCAGAACATCCCGTCGGTTACCGTGAAGTGCAAGGCGCGTCGCTGGCCGGTGCCGACCAACTACGACCCGGTCACCCGCACCTACAGCGGCACCTGGGACGGCACCTTCAAGCAGGCCTGGACCAACAACCCGGCATTCGTCACCTATGGCCTGTGCGTCGAGGACCGGTTCGGCCTGGGCAAGCGCATCAAGTCGTGGATGGTCGACAAGTGGGAGATGTACCGCATCGCCCAATACTGCGACCAGCTGGTACCTGACGGGGTAGGGGGCCAGGAGCCGCGGTTCCTGTGCGACATGAACCTGCAAGGCAAGGCCGAGGCCTGGACGCTGCTGCGCGACCTGTCGGCCATCTACCGCGGCATGGTGTACTGGGCTCAGGGCGCGCTGTTCATGCAGGCCGACATGCCCAGGGCGCAGGACTTCGACTACGTGTTCACCCGGGCGAACGTCATCGACGGGGAGTTCACCTATGGTGGCGCTGAGCGCAGCACGCACTACAGCCGCGCCCTGGTCAGCTACGACAACCCTGGCAACAACTACGATACCGACGTCATCCCGGTCACCGACCTGGCCCTGCAGCGCCGGTATCAAGATCGTCCGATCGAGATCTCGGCCATAGGCTGCACCAGAGCCAGCGAGGCCCAGCGCCGCGGGAAGTGGGCGCTGCTGAGCAACAACCAGGACCGCACCGTCACCTTCAAGACCGGTATGGAGGGGCGCATCCCGCTGCCTGGCCATGTCATCCCGGTGGCGGATGAGCTGCTTTCTGGCCGTCCCAACGGTGGCCGAATCGCCGCAGCCGCCGGCAAGGTCGTGACCCTGGACCGTGACACCCAGATCAAGGCCGGCGACCGGCTGATAATCAACCTTCCCAACGGCAGCGCCCAGGGCCGCACCGTGCAGTCGGTTGCTGGCCGCGCCGTGACGGTGACCACGGCCTACAGCGTGCAGCCGGAGCCCGAGCTGCAGTGGGCGATCGATGCCGATGACCTGGCCATCCAGCTGTTCCGGGTGCTGAAGACCTCGCGCACCGCCGAGGGCGAGTACGAGATCACCGGCTTGGAGTTCAACCCGAGTAAGTTCGCCGCGATCGATACCGGGGCAAAGCTCGAGGAGCGGCCGATCAGCGTCACACCGGTGACGACCGTGCCTCCGCCGGCCAGCGTGACCCTGACGTCCGGCCACGCAATCTCTCAAGGCCTGGCTGTCAGCACCATGACAATCGCCTGGCCGGCAGTGGAAGGGGCCGTGGCCTATGACGTCGAGTGGCGCAAGGACAGCGGAAACTGGATCCGCCTGCAACGCACAGGTACCGCCTCTGTCGATGTGGTTGGTATCTACGCCGGCCAGTACCTGGCCCGCGTGCGCGCGGTCAGCGCGTTCGATATCACGTCGACCTGGCGCAGTTCGGTTCTGACTGACCTGAAAGGGAAGGAAGGCACGCCGCCAGCGGTTACTTTCCTCACGGCCACCAGCGAGATCTTCGCGATCCGGCTGAAGTGGGGAATGCCGCCGGGCGCCGAAGACACCCAGCGCACGGAAATCTGGTACAGCCCAGCAAACGATCTGCCAAACGCTACCAAGCTGGCGGACCTGGCTTATCCTCAGGCCGAACACCTGATGTCTGGCTTGGCCGCGGGGGCTGCCTTCTTCTTCTGGGCGCGCCTGGTCGACCGCACTGGCAACATTGGACCCTTCTTCCCGGTGCCGCCAACGGCTGTGCAAGGGATCGCTCAGACTGACCCGGGCCCGATCCTCGAAATGATCTCCGGCGAGATCGACGAGTCCATGCTCGGTGAGGACCTGAAGAACAAGATCGACGGACTGCAGGACCAGATCGACGCGCTGGATGGGTTGAAGGCCTACGACAAGGACACTGCCTATGAGGAAGGCCAGATGGTCGTGGTTGACGGCCGCATCTACCAGGCCGTCCACGATGTACCGGCAGACCCGAGTGGTGCCAGCTCTCCGCCTAACCCAGCCTTGTGGGTCGACGTCGGCCAGTCCATCGAGACGGCCAACGGCCTGGCTCAGCAGGTACAGACCAACACGACCAAGATCGAGGAGGTCGATGGCAAGGTCGAATCCACCGCCGAGAGTGTGCAGGTTCTTCGCGCTTCGTCACGCGATGACGACGCCGAGGGCGAGCTCGCCGGCGCCCTGAAGCTCTGGGGCTCGACCGCAGCGATTGCCCGCGAGCAGCTCGTGCGGACGACTGAGACAGATGCTCTGGCGCGCAGCTCTGAGACGCTGGAAGCAAAGATCGGCGAGACCAACGCGGCAGTCCAAACTGTCAGTGAAGCCCAGGCGGCGCTCGACGGCAAAGCCAGTGCGATGTGGTCGGTAAAGCTGCAGGTGAACGCTCAGGGGCAGTACGTCGCCGCCGGTATCGGTCTCGGCATAGAGAATGGGCCAGCCGGCCTGCAGAGCACCTTCCTGGTATCCGCCGACCGATTTGCGGTTGTAAACGGCATCAACGGCACGCTGTCGTCGCCGTTCGTTGTCCAGGGCGGCCAGGTGTTCATCAATCAGGCATTCATCAACACCGCCTACATCCAGCAGATCATCCTCGGCATGACGCTGCGCTCGCAGGCGGTCGACTCTCAAGGCCGGCCGCTGATCGAGCTGAACATGGTGACCGGGACCTTCACATTGCGCGGCCAGGACGGCAGCGGCTCGACGCTGATCAACAACGGCGGAATCTACGTCTACGACCTGAACAACATCGAACGCGCAGCCCTGGGGAGGATGACCTGATGGCCGTGCAGTATGGGCTCCGGACGCGAGATGCATCCGGGACCGTCACGCTCGACACAACAATCACCCCCATTCGCTCGCTCAAGATGATGCAGGTGGCGGGCAATGGTGCGTTCGATCAGTACATCTCCATCCCAGAGATTCAAGCCCAGTCATTCGTTGTTGTCGATACGCTACAGAACGGGGGTGAGAACACGTGGTCGCCGCAGGCGTGGTACACGCCGGGGCAACTGCAGCTCCGTCAGCCTCAGACCAATACCTGGCAAGTCATGATCCTGTCGCAAGGCGGGGAGCCCTTTGCCGCCCCCGGCAGCTACGGAATCCGCGCACTCAACAACAATGTGCGCGCTCAGATTGATTCCATCAACCGAGTTCTAACTGTCCGATACAACGGCAATTTCAACATCGGTTTCCAGGGGCCTGGGAGTGGAACTCAAATTCAATGGGGGGGCGCAGACTTTGCATCACCCATAACGACCTATGAACGGCCATTGATTTTTCTTAATGCCGACAATTACATGATGGTCGGAAACTTCTATGTGATTGGAAGCCCTGGTAACTGGACTGGGTTCAGGGTCAAAGCCTGGAATGATCCTTCGCATGGGGATGCGTGGCTTTATCCAATGTTGATAAAGTGGTTCTGCGCAAGCTATATGACGCCAAACACGCCTGCCGGTGATTACGGGGCGTCAGTAAGGGACTCGTCAGGGAATAGGACGTTTGTAACAACTGCCAATCTTTCTCTTCTGAATAGCCAGCCTTCTAGTGCCTCCTTTACAAATACTGGGAATCCTATAACTCGTCCAAACTACTATGCGCCAAGCCAGCAGATGCCATGGACTGGTGATTATGCTGATTATGTACTGGCCAACGCGCTGTTTTCCTGCACCAACATTGCCGCGACAACGCAGCCAATCAGGGCAAATTTCGGTGGATTCCTTCCGAGTAACCGGGCCATCTTGCAGATGTATTGTGATAACGGCTCAGGAATAAACCCTCTCACAGCAAACGGCAGAACGCTGTTTGCATCTCGCCCAATGAAGCCACTTTGAAGGAATAGATATGCCTTGGTATCGATCGGGCACGGTATCGGTAACGACCGGCCAAACCACTGTCACGGGAGCGTCAACGGACTTCGCGCTGAACTCAAGGGTCGGGGATGCGTTTCAAGGCCCCGACGGGCGATGGTACGAAGTGGCGAACATCGCCAGCTCGACGGTGTTGAGCATCTTGCCAGCCTACCAGGGGCCGACCGTTGCGGCAGGCTCCTATGGCCTGGCGCCTATGCAAGGCTATGTGAAGGAGGCGGCTGACCGGCTGCGGCAGCTCGTCGAGCAGTTCGGCAGCACGCTAGCGCTGCTCGGAACGCCAGCCGACGCAGCTGGCTTGAGGCAAAACATCGGCGCCGCAGCGCGGGGTGCGAACAGCGACATCACTTCTCTCAGCGGGCTCACCACTGCGCTCTCTGTCTCCCAGGGGGGCACGGGCGGGAAAACCCAGGCGGAGGCGAGAGCAGGTATCGCCGCTCAGGCGGCCGACGCTACGCTTACAGAGCTTTCTGGCACTGGCTTCGTGAGGAAGTTCTCGGATAACAGTCTGCTTGCGACAATGGGCTGGCGCCGGATGCCAGATGGCGGGATCAATCAGTGGGGTCTAGTTGCGCTTTCTGCTGTTGGTGCATTTAACCCGCAGACGATCGGCGGGCAGACCTGGTACACGCACTTCTACGTAGTAACGTTGCCGACCAGTTATGTGTCTTCGCACCACAGTGTCGTCGCGAGCCTAAACGGCGCACCCTCATACGCACAGTCTGCGATGACCCCAGCAATCGTGACCACAGATAAGCGCACCAGCAGTGCGACAGAAAGCCTTACAGCCTTCACGGTTGCTATCTGCACTCCGATCACCGGCTGGATTCCATACTTGAACTTTCGGAGTTGCGGAAAATGACGATGTTCTATTCGCCCAGTACTGGCGGCTTTTACGACGACAGTTTTAAGCCGAACGACGCTATCGAGTTAACTGACGATGAGTATGCATTGCTGGTCTCCGGGCAGCGCGGGAGTGGCTTTACAGTCAGGGATGGTGTTGTGGTTGTTGTCGAGCCTATAGAGATCGATCCGCCGCCAGAATCTGTCGAGCTGGCATGGCGTGATGCCGAAATCGAAGTAGTGATGGATAACCTCAAGGCAATCATGTTCGATGACCCGGAAGCATTACCGGGTAGTGAATCGCAATGGAAAGCCTACGGCGTAGCGCTGCGCCGCTGGGAAGAAGGCGCCGAGGGCTTCCCACTCGAGGAGCACCGCCCCTCACGCCCTGCATAGCCAGTACGGCTACAGAACCCGACCGCCGTCTGGCGGTATTTTTTTGCCTGGAGAAAACCATGCCGATCACGGAGCAGCAACTGCTGCAGATCCTTCCCAATGCCCGCCCAGTCGCGGGCATTTTTGTACCCGCACTGAACCGCGCAATGGCGCGCTGGAAGATCGATAGCCCGGTGCGCCAGGCGGCTTTCCTTGCACAGGTCGGCCATGAGTCTGGCCAACTGCGCCGACTGGTGGAGAACCTGAACTACAGTGCCGAGGGGCTGGCGGCAACTTGGAAGAGCCGGTATCGCGGCCCGGATGGCAAGCCGAACGCGAAGGCCATGGCGTTGGCAAGGAAGCCTGAAGCGATCGCGAACGACGCCTATGCCGGGCGCAACGGTAATACCCAACCAGGCGACGGCTGGCGGTACCGCGGGCGCGGCCCGATCCAGCTGACCGGCCGCGACAACTACCGCGCTGCCGGCCAGGCCCTGGGCCTGCCGCTGCTCGATCAACCTGAAATACTCGAGCAGCCAGAGCATGCGGCACAGTCAGCGGCCTGGTGGTGGGCCACTCATGGTCTGAACGAACTGGCTGACGCCGGCCGGATCCAGGACATCGGCAGCATCATCAACACCGGGCAGCCTGGCCGGGTACCGCACGGCGCCGCTGAGCGGAAAGCGCTGTATGACCTGGCCGTGCGGGTGCTGGCGTGAACGGCTGGGGCGTTCGCGTGATTGCGCTGCTGGCAGTGGTCGGTTCGTACTGGTTCGTCTATCAGCACGGAAGATCAGTAGAGCGCGCAGAGGCAGCCACAGCATCAGCCCAGCGGGACAGTGGTGATCGCCTGGCCGAGGTGCTGGGCGAGCGCGATGCCCGGGAAGAGGAACAGCGCCGCACCGCGGCACATGAAGAGGTGAGGGCGCATGCTCAGGAACAACGCACGATCGCTGAAGGTGCTGCTGTTGGGGCTGATGCTGCTGGCAAGCGGCTGCACGACGAAGCCGGCAAGCTCGTTGCCACCGTCGGTTGCCCCGGCCAGGATCCCGCCGTTGCCGCTCGAAGCCAGGCAGCCACCCGCGCCGCCATGGTGCTCTCCGACTTGCTCGCACGGGCTGATGCTCGAGCGGGAGAGCTGGCAGCAGCGTATGATCGCGCCCGAATAGCCGGTCTGGCATGTCAGGGGAGCTATACCAGACTGATAAGATAAGCAAATAGATGCAGTAGTTTGTAAGCAAATTTTCGTGGCCAGACGTTATTCTTCCTGCGGCTCCCATAGAAGTGGGACGTAATCTTCTCTCATAATAAC